TCCTCTTCTTCTTGTTTGGGCAAGAGATCCATATCCCCTAGAATCTTCCATGACTTTTTGCTGAAATCGTCTGCATCCGAAGCAACAAGCTCTTCGGCGTTTTTCTGGATCAACTTCTCCAGAGTACCTCTGCCCAAATCAGTGTCTATTTGGGGCTTGAGTCCCATGATTGAGTTCATCTCTTCCGCGACAGCAATCAAATCGCTTCGTTTGATTTTGTTTCCTCCTTTCTTGTCTTCCTTTTTTCCTTTTGACGGTTTTGATTTTGCCTTCGATTTTGCCATAGCCTTTCCTCCTCTTTCTTTCGTTGTGTGGTGTGTCGTAGAGCATTATACCCCATTCAATATATATTATTCTCCAACGATCAGTTTCTTCCCATAAAAACTTCCAAGATATGGACGTCCAATTTGTAAGCATTGCAAAACTGTACAGAATGTTCGAGTATCAAATTCATCATCACGAACAAACATCTTACCAATACGCATAACCTTTTCAGCTTTTTCTGTAGGAGTTTGATTCAATGTAAAGACTCCTAAATTCACATGCCCAAACTTTCTTTTATCTTCAGAGAAATTCTCTTCCGTAATGTCATTTACTCTATAACTCTTTGCGTCTGCTTGTGTAGCAGTTATCACACAACAGTAGCGTTCCTGGCTCAATGCTCTTAATGCTTGCCATCGTTCGTTCTCTTGATGTCGTGGTTCTTTTCTTGGATCTTCAGGAGCAAGAACATCCGCATAGTCAATGACAATAACATCTGGTACGAAGCCTTCTTGTCTTTCCCAGAAATCTAAACGTCCCCGTAAACCTCCTATGTTTATTGTTCTGTTGGGGTAGCTCTCTATTCGAAATCTATTGTATCCCATGCGTTTCATAAGACGTTTGGAACTTTTGTATACTTCTCGCCAGTTCAAAGGTTGAATGCGATCCCGTTCCTTATACCACACAGCTCCCTGCCATTTGCGTTTTTCCGGTTCATTTCGTAAACACCATATGCAGGGTTTATATTCCCTAGGAGCATCTTCATATTTTAGAATTTGATTTCTTGTTTGTTTACCATCTAATCCATAAACCACATCCACTTGGCTGGCTCGATGTTTTGATCGGCAAGTGCCTAGTTGATTTCGTTTACAATCCAGTACAGGAATCAACAATTCTTTGCAGTATTTTTTCTTGTAATGTTTCTTATGCGTATGCACCCAACAACGTCTCATTACCTGCTTCAGACTCATATCTCCTACAGTAAAAAGAGCTACACAGCAACGAGCTTTGACGGCTTGCAGTGCACATTCTAATAACCAAAAAGACTTTCCTCTCTTCTCCGGTCCCATAAAAGCAGCAAATCCATCCCGTGTGAAGGGTCCTAGAAATTCACCCAACTGTCCTGGAAAGTGAAACAAGATATCCTTTTCCATGTTGAAGGAATCAATCAATGTGTCTTTGTCTATTTCGAAGGGATTGGCTGCTTTCCCCGTAGGACGTTGTACAGCTTTGTAACTGCCAAGGATGTGTTCGGCCTTTGTAGGATCTCCCAAATCCACAGCAGCATTCATGTTAGCAGATAGCAATTTTAAACTTCGTCCTTTGAAATATTCTTCTGCGCGGTCGAGTATGTACTCTTCGTTCAATGTGTTTCGTTCTTCTGACTCTCGAGCCAGTTCGATAAGAAAACGCTCAATCCCTTCGGCTATTTCAGGACTTATTCGATTGTGCTTTTCATGAAAATAGAAAATGTCTTGTATATGCGTATCTGGTGCTTTGTTGTGTTTTTCAAGATAGTCAATGCACCATTGAGCAATGGTTCTGGTTTTGGGCGAGACAAAAAATTCCTTTCGATATATGTGATGAACTCCCCGTAATACAGCATCTGAGGTGATCATACCTATCAGTATCGATCGTTCCAGTTCTGGGTCAGGTCCAGGTGATTCCTCTTCTACTATGTCTTGTATCTTTGGTGGAGGCTTCTTCTTCTTGTTTTTCTTTTTGATTTTCTTTCTATTTTCAGTTGTCATTTCTATTTAGGGTTCCTTTCCTGTAATCAAGGATATTCCAATTTTCCTACTCGTATCTTTAAGAAAGCGTTTCCATGTCCATGTGCCTGGAAGTAAATATTCGGGATCTATTCGAAACCGTCTTGTTTCCATGGAGTCTTTAATCCATTTGCAGTATTCCAAAGCAAATGTATATTCATTGGGAAATTCTTGTTCTATCTTGCCATACTTATCAAATGGAAGTCGCTCATAGTATTTGTAAACTTTTTCCACTGTGGACAACACTTCTCTTTTTACTTGAGGGTCATACATGTACTGAGAGAATGTTTCTGTTAGTCTATTGTATACTTCTTTCTGAGAAGGAGAAAACCGCTCTATTCTCTGACTTACTATTTGAGCTCCTCTGCTCTGTACACTGAAGAACCATCCATTATGTCTTCTGGGATTGTAAATCAATGTACCCAGATTGCGAGGTATCCATCGTTTGTCTTCAGGCCAATAGCCTTGCAAATACATCTTGCTCAGTTGATCTAAGTTTTTTATGATCTCTTCCACTTTCCATTTATGTTCTAACATACGGGAAGTAATCTTATGTCGTTGCAACCATTTTTTATCCCAGTTATAGTTGGAAGCCATTTTACCCTTACGCAAGTCTCGCAGTAAACACAAAATCTTAATAAGAGTTTTGGTGGGAGGAGATGTAATGTGATGTGTGGGTGTATATGATATAGCATTCCAAACTTGTACGCATTTGAGTTCTTTCTGGTAAGAGGATATTTTAAATTCTTTTTTCCTTCTTTCCTTTCCCTCTTCCTCTTGCGCACCATTGCGCAAGAGCGTCAAGAAAGAGCGTCTAGCTCTTTCGTTTTTTATACCGTCGTATCTACCGTAGGTAGATACTCTTAAATTATACGGGCACGCATGCGCGCGCACGCGAGGCTCTTCACCTCTTGTGGGTGGTTTGGGTTTTTGGCCTGGCAATCCAAAAACAGGCCAAAAAAGATGACAATGAACTTCGATTTCACCATTCTTTTTTCTTTCGACAATACCTAAACTTTCCAGAATTTTTTGATTGTATCGTGTCCGCATTTTTCGATTTTGTTTCCTCCAGATTTTTGATCGATGCATATGTCCATACACATACGCATAACAATTATATAGAACACTTCAAACAGCGGAACCCTCTTAAACTACCGGTTGTGGTCGTCGTGTGTTAAGTAAATACTTCATTAATGTTTGGGCTTCTTGGGGGGATAGTTGTGCTGGGTCTCCTTTCCGTTTCAGATTCACCGTACGAGCGTTTACTCCTTCGGTACGTAGACGATCTCTCATCTTAGATGCCATATTTTGTGCTAAAGGTTCTCGGTCGTACAGAATCCAGACACAGTCAAATTCTGTAAGCAGTTCTAATTGTTGATCCATGAAGTTTATCCCGAATGTAGAAACGGCTCCTTTTCCCAAACGCCAAACATCAGTAATGCCTTCCACTACCACTACAGTTTTATCTTTGAGTGCGTGATCTAGTCCATAAAGACAATGTTTATGATGGCGTATTTCCTTTTCAATAGGGCATGCTTTGTATTTGAGTTTGCTGCGATTTGTTATGTCTCGTCCTTGATAGCTGACAAGTTGGTTTTTGTGATATATTGGAGCAATGATACGGAACTTGTACGGTCCTATTATGCCGGTGCCTTGGAGGTCCCATTCGTCAACCAATTGTTTGGGATCGAATCCGCGTTTTCTTAGATATTGCTTGTGCGCTTTTCTTAATGGACCGCACTGTGATGGTAACAGTATGTGTTTGGCTTGAGCCTTTTTCTTTTTGTTCCAATCCGGCACGTGCAAATTGTCCTGATATTGTTTGATCATATCGCGTGCTTTTGCTTCGTCTATATTGAACAGTGTTGTTAGAACTTGTACGTGTGAATGAAATCCGCAGCGATAGCAATTGAAATAATCTTCGGATTCTTTCCACCCCAGATGGTTTCCGGGGTTTCCTGTGCAGAAGGGACAAGGTATGTTGAGCCACCCTTCCTGATGGTGTCTGTCTCCCGGTCCTGCAACATTAATACCCATATCCATGAATAGTTGTTCTATATTGGTTCTCCATTTCATTTGTTTTTTCTCCTGGTTCTTATGGATTTCTTTTCTTCCTTTTTCTTTTTCTTTATCCGTTTGTTTTTTATCTTCATAAACTTTTGGTCTTCTAGCATTTTCCTTTTCATGTTTTCCCGTATCTGTTCTATGCTGATTCCACGATGTTTTTTGGTTTTCTTTTTCAGTTTTATCATTCTCAGTAGAGAGCAGTCTTCTTTTTCGCAACGAGTACATAATACACTGTCTACATAGAAAGCAGTGCTGCTGCAATTATTGTTTTTAAACCAGCAGGGGATTACTATTCCTTTCAAGTCGTATTGGAATCGATGGGGGCATTGTGCGGGTGGGTTTATGTACAACCCACCAAAAGCGTAACGGGGTTTGAAATGGGTTCTTTTGCTTGATTTGTATTTTGTTCTTATGCTTGGTTTGTATTTTGTTCTCATGAGACTTATCCCTCCTTGAGCATTTTTCTGATTTCCTGAAAGGCTTTCCACGTTCTGCGACTGCTCCAGTGTCTTTGCTTCAGAATATCTTTGAGTGCTTTACGAATTTTTGGAGCAGAGTCTGATCCTTTTACTGCATTGTCAAAACCATATTCTTCTGGATTTAATGCGATGATACAAGCGATTTGTGCGTCTTGGGATAAGTTTTGTAGTTTTTCTTTGAAGTACAAAGCATCATAGGGGTTACTGTCTGGATGAGGAGGTTCTTCTGTGTAGTTGCTGAATAGATATTTGGTTCTTGTGTGTTTGTGATATATTCGATTGATGTGGTTGGTCAACACGTGGATCATCCATGCGTTAAAGTTTGGGTTGTTTTTTGGATTCCAGAGTGCTGCGGATCTACAAAAACAAAGTAAGCATTCGGCTTGTATTTCTTGATAGTTCATTTTTGTAGTTTTGTGGAAGGACCACGCAATGTTGTTGATAATAGTTTTGTGTTGCGAGAAGAGGTGATCTAATTCAACGGTCGGTAGTTTTGTTCTCATAGCCTTTTTCTCCCTTTTTGTACAAAACCACTGTTAGAGGTACTGTCCCGTCAAGAAAACCTCCAAAATGACCTATGAGAGAGTCGTTGTCCGCTAATTTTCCTCGTTTGTTCTCCAGTTAAGGGTTTTTAGCGGGTTTTTTTGTTTTCCGGAAATTTGAGGCTCTTTGTTTCGCTCACGAACTACTCTGCTTTTTTGTGTATTGGTGGAGCAGTTCTGTAAGCAGATCAATGTCCTGTGCTTCTTTACCGTCCAATACCATATCCAGGACACGGCGTTTGCGATCCAACAATTGAGCAATTTCCGTTTCCACTGAGTTATCAGCCAATAGATAGTAAGCGTTTACTGATTCGCTTTGTCCTATTCTGTGTACACGATCTTCAGCCTGGTCGTGCTCTCCTGGTGTCCATCCTAGTTCTACAAAACACGTGGTGCTGGCTGCTGTTAACGTAATGCCTACTCCGGCAGCTTTGATGTTTCCTATGAAAACGGAGCAAGCATCTGAATTTTGAAAACGGTCTACTAATCCTTGTCTCATTCCCGTAGGAGTGCGGCCATCAATAACTGCTGGAAAATGTTTAGACAGTTTATCTTGCAGCATGTCGATCACAGTATGGTGTGTGGCAAAGATGACAAGTTTTTGATCTTCACTTTCTAGGAAGTTCCGTACCCAATCTAGGATACCATCTGTTTTAGCAATCACAGCAGCTTGTTTCATTTTTTCGATCCGTACAAGAGCTTCAGCTTTCTTTTTCTTGCTGAGTTCTTCAGGATTTTCTGCCTCTTCCATCCAAGTTTTCAATTCTCTCTCTTGTGCTTCATAAGCAGATCGATTTTTCATTTCCAAGGGGATGACTGTACGTATCTTTGGTGGCAGATCTTTTAACACATCACTTTTTATGCGACGGATCATTACAGTCTTTTGAAGTTTTTCATTCAGCTCGCGGGTATTGCTTGCTCCTGAGAAGTCCCAGCCAAATCCTGTATTCTTAGGAGCGCAATAGCGATTAGCAAAACGCCACCAGTTGGAGAAGATGTCCCTTCGAAGAGCTTGCAGGGATGTGTACAGTTCTGAAGGACGATTGAGGATTGGTGTTCCGGAGAGGCAAAGCACATGGGGAACAAACTTGGATAGTTGCAAACATACTTTAGTGCGTTTGGCTTTTCGGTTTTTGATGTAGTGACATTCGTCAAGAATCAGGACTTTGATTTTCATTAGTTGCAGCAAGGGAAGCCACGAATAGATAATGTCATAGTTGATAATGAGTATGTCTTTGTAGGCTTCGTTGTCCTTTTCGATTTCCTGCAAAGTTGGTTCAGGCAATGAGGGGAATCTTCCACTGAGGATGCCTATCGTGATGTCTTTTCCCATCCACATTCTGATTTCTCTTTTCCAATTCAGTTTCACGCTGGCAGGACACACAACAACGGCTGGTCTGAGTTCGGGGTGGAGTTGCAGCCAGGCCAGAGCTTGCGCGGTTTTCCCCAGACCCATCTGATCCCCCAACAGCACACGTCCGTTGTGGGCTTCGATGAAGTTGACTCCTTCTTTCTGAAAAGGAAATAATTTCATACACAGTCCAGGAATTTCCAGTTCTTTTATGTTGTTCACTTCTGTGTACTGTTTGAAAATTTGCAGCAGTTCTTCATCAAGTTGAAAGCCCCAGTCTTGCAGCTTTTCCAGCGTGTCGTAGCAAACTGGGGCTGTCCAGTACCACCCTTCGTCGGTTTTTTTAGCCTTACGTCCGGACAGGGTCTTTACCTTGTTGACGAGATTGTGATTGTAATGGAAGAGAATTTTTATTTTGCCTCTTACCAGTTCGGCCTTTCGTTCTTTGCTGAGATGTTTGTTTTTCCTTTCTTTAGGTAGAAGATTCTCTTGGGGTTTCATCCCATACTTTTGCAATTGCCTGGCATATTTGGCCAGCTTTCTTCGGGCCAGGTTCATTTGCTTTTCTGTCAGCCATCCTCGATGTTCGTACTGCTGGGCTAAACTGGTTAGAAACTCAGCATCTACAGAATTAAAGCCCACATGATTTTGGTGTTTGGTAACGTGATGCGCCTGTTCGTCCTGTTCTTGCAAACTATACAAGCGCATTAGGGCTCCAAGAGCCCACTCATCTTTCGTGCGGATCTTCTCCCGCAATTCCCCGGTCGCCTTTTTGGCTTTGTCGGGCGTCATGGTTATCCTCCTCTCCTTGTTTGGTTTTCAATCGGTTCTTTTTGGATTGTTCACTTGTTGGAAGAAACCAACATCCCTGCCCCATATAACGAGCCGGCCAGCTTTCCAATCGTTGTTTTCTTCTAGTTTGTCGGCCAGCCATCTTAGGACGAAGATCACTGTTTTTTGAGGATCATGTTCATGTAGGTTTTCATAGTTTTCGATGTGTACTTGAAACATTTTCTTTTCTCCTTTTCTTTTTCTCGGATGAAACCAAATGATTGTGTTTGATCTACCCAACGATCCAGTCCGCAACAAACTCCCTCCACTGGGTTTTTGTTTTGATCCAAGGATTGTTCTTAAGCACGTAAGCCTTGATGTCGGGATTGTGGAACAAGCTATCCGCGAGATCGGGAGCAATGGAATCCAAATCCAATCCATCGTTAATGGCGTCCTGTGCTGTTTCTTTCATGTGTTTCTTGAATTGCTTTTCGGTTTTGATACTTCCGAGAACCCATTCACCTTTCCTGTTCTTGGATCCTGGAAGGGGAGGAAACATTGTGTCATAACATACGGCACAGATTTTTGTCCCTTCCCACACGACAAATATTTTTCTTGCCTTTTCACACAAAGGACAGGTTTCGGTTTTCATATTTGTTTCTCCTCCTCTTTTTCTTCTTCTTTGTTTGGTGTGGTTGTGTTGGTGGGGGAGTACTACAACAGTTTGCTTATGGCTTGTCGAAAACCTTTAAGGTACAGATAGCATTCGATCAGGGTCAGGGCTTGCTGCCACACGGCGTCCTTTCCACCACTTTTGCGATAACCTTCCGGCGTGTATTCTACGATGTTGTAACTGCTGTGAGGGTCGTCAGGATCAATCTTTTCCAATCGAAGACTAATCCCAGTTGCGTTCTTGATGTCTTGAGCCAGCCAGTGGATCGAAAATGTTTCGATTGATTTTGCTTCTTGCCATAGCATGTGCGTTTCCTCCTCTCTCTCTCTCTTTATGCTTTTTTGGGGTTCTGACAATTTTCTGGAAGGTGAAACGAATCAATGTTGTAATGGGTCAAAGTTCCATAAACATACATACCGTGCTTTAGGGGGATTTCGATTCTGGAGGGATCGGTCTTCCAAGTTTTTACCTTTCCGTTTACTTTCCAACGACGGCAGGTTGCATCTGAGTTGAAGAAACTCGTTTGATGGATGATGTCGCCATGCTTCAGGTTTTTAGCTTCTTCTAAGGTGAGTTCTTTTGGAAGCATCAGTTCGATGCATTTTTCACAGTACTCGTCCCCAATACAACGGGATTGGTGTTCATCACCACATTGAGGACACCGATAGATGGGTGGATTGCTGTTATGGTGATCAGACATATTCTCTCCCCTTTCTTTGTGGTGTTTAATCGTTTGTCTTACCATTTATCTCTTTGTCCTCGATCTGAGCAAACTGGATCTTTGCAAGCAGTTCTTCTTGTCTCTGGTACTCATAGCAATCCGGGCAAAGATCGCCTTTTCCAAGTGTTTTGTCTGCTGTTCTGACATAGCAGTATTTACATCTCTTCTTTTTCATAATCATCGGATACCTCCCATCGTCTTGGGCAATGCTTTCCATAGCCTGTACAGCGTTCCCCTTTTCATCCTGAACTTGCTTGCCTGTCTTGTGGTGATGAGGGTGATAGGCCAATCGTTCATCCTCACCATCCCCGCCAGCACCCTTTCCTTGAACTGCTCATTGGTCATTTTCTTTACCATCGCTTTTCTCCTTTAGAGCATTCCTCTCGGATTGAATCCTTTGTACCCTTTGATAAGTAGATCGTTGGCCATTGTGATCATAGTCTGTTCAGCATCTTCCCTATCGTCTGTGTAATAGGTCAGAGCTTTGGCCTTCCGGCCAGAAATGTAAACATGCACTTGGAACTCCTCTCGTGTTGAGACAATTCGAAGAAAAGCATTTCCCACTGATATTTCTTTTCCATTAGACATAACCCTTTTCCTCCTCTCTCTGTGTGTGCGTGTGTTGTTATGATCTAATCGGGTTATCCGACTAGATTTAGATATTTTTTATAAATCCCCTGTTGA